GTCCAGGAGGGTCGAATACCTATGAGCAAATCAAAACCGAAAGTATCGATCACCATTCCTCGATGTCCTCACTGCGACCAGGCGGCAGGGTGCACGAAAAACCGGGGAGCCTACCACAGCTTTGAGCATGATGGCTACTTGATGAAGCTTTACCACGTCACCTGCAAGGGCTGCGAGCAAGTCTACACGCTCAAGGAGGCGTGGCCACTTGGCGCAGATCCTGCGGCAGATCAGTAGCTGCGCATTTGTATCGATCCACTCCACAGGGTAAATAAATAAGCCTATGTCACACGAAGAGCGAATCCAGAAACTCGAAACCGCCCGGCGCATGGTCGCCTCTCTCGAAGAGCAGATGGCCACCGGTGCTGGCGTGATGATGGTCAGCGTGGACGGGAATATGGTCCAATACAATCGAGACCAGGCCATCAAAGAGCTTGAGTACTGGCGCAAGCAAGTCGTCAGGTACTCCAGATCAAAGTCCAGATTCAGCAGCTTCAATTTGGGGAATAGCCATGATTAAGCAAGTCCAGACAGTTCGTCAGCGACTTGCCGGCATGTTTGGCAGGTACATCGCGGCAGAATCGAGCACCCAGCGGCGCGACCCTGGGACCAACATCAAGACATCCGACCAGATCCTCGATACCACCAAGCGACGAAGAGTCATCGAGGGAGCGCGGGAGCTTTGGCGTAATTACAGCGTAGCTGGCTGGGCTGTTCGCAAGCACTTGGACTTCGTTTCCACGTTTACGTTCCAAGCAAGCACTGAAGACCCAGCATTCAACGAGCAGCTTGAACGGCTGATGACTTGGTACTCCAGATCAATCAATTGCGACGTAGCCAACCGGCATTCCTTGCGACGGATGATTCGACTTGCTGAGGCCCGTCGCGTCCTCGATGGTGATGTTTTTCTCGTGAAGGTCCAAGGCAAGCTACAAGCCATCGAAGGGGATCGCGTGCAAGATCCACCGACCAGAGACAGCAAGGCAACGTGGGTCCATGGTATCCATCTAGCCGATGGTGGCCGGATGATGGGCGCAGGCATCTACAAGCGAATGACTGACGGTCGGTATGAGTACGAGCGTGAAGTGACCGCAAAGAATATCATGCAGCTTGCATACTGGGACTCCTTCGACCAGTTTCGCGGGGTGTCTCCTTTGGTGGCTGCAATCTCCGAGTTCCAGGACGTTCTCGAAGTTAAAGACTACGCACGAGCGAAGGCGAAAATCACGCAGCTATTCGCGCTTGCGATTACTCGCGAGATGGCCGACAGCGACGATGAGGAAGAATCTGGCGGTGAATACCGAATTGACCTGGGTCGCGGTCCGGTCAAGGTGGAACTGGATCCAGGCGACAAGATGGAGTTCTTGGAATCGAAGCACCCTTCGACCGAGTTTCAATCATTCTTGACCATGTGTCTCCAGTCGGCTTTGAAGTCGATGGATATACCTTGGAGCTTTTATGATGAGGCTTATACCAACTTCTTCGGAAGTCGTTCGGCTTTGATCATGTACCTGCAATCCTGCAAGTCGAAGCGGGAAGACCTTCGCGAGCTGCTTGACCGGATCACCGTATGGAAGATCCTGCAATGGATCGCTGAAGGCGCTTTGACTCTCCCTGCTGGATACCGGATCGAAGACATCAACTGGGACTGGATTCCATCTGGAATGCCTTGGTGGAATCCCAAGGATGAAGTCGCTGGCGATGTTCTAGCGATCGCGAACAAACTACGCAGCCGGTCCGAGATTCGTCGCGAGCGATACGGGGACGACTGGAAAGACGTGGTACGAAAGATCCACGAGGAGGATGAGTTCTTGGTCTCGATGGGGATGAGCACCCTAACGACCGCATCCCCTGGAGCACAGCAAGCGCCACCACCGGAAGAGCCACCAGTCAACGAAGACACTATGGAGCCAGAGGACGAGGAAGAGGATTCCGAAGACTCTGGAGAATCCGAAGAAGATCAAGAAGACACAGCAGATCAAGGAGAATCGCGAAATGCTTAACAACCTGTTCAAAACAAGCCCCCTTCGTGGTGCTCCAAAGTCTGGCGTTGATCGAGCAGCAAAGCGGATCAACGGCGTTAAGGTAATGCAGATGGGCAGAGTCAACGACTCGCGGCCATGGGAAGTTGATGCAGACACCTTGGCTCAGGTCGTCGAATACGGCAACCAACCGAACAGGGGGACGAAAGCCCGGTTCACTCATCCAAGCATGTCCGATGATGGCTTCGGCAAGTACCTCGGACGATGGACCAATTTTCGGATCGAGGGCGATTCGGCCTATGCTGATCTCCAGCTAGCTGAATCCTCCTTCGACACCCCGAACGGTGATCTCGGTACATACGTGATGGATCTCGCAGAAGAAGACCCAGAATCGTTCGGTGTCTCGGCTGCTACCAGCCTGGCTGGCGTGATGTATACCGAAGTACCAGAGGGGAAAACCTTACCGCTTCGCCTCGATGGACTTCGCGCGGTGGACTTCGTCGATGAACCAGCTGCTACGCGCGGCGGTCTGTTCGACATGGCATCGCCTCAGGGATTGCCATCACTGGCCACATGGATCGTAGAAACTCACTTCGCGGATCGGGAGCCCCGCGAAGTTGTAGAACGATTGTGCTCCTTCCTTTCCAAGCATTATGGGAAAGACATTATGAGTGAAGTGCTAGCAGGCAATCAAGCTGGCCAACAGACCCAACCGGCTCCAGCCCCTGTGGCTGCTCCTGCTGGCCTCTCGTTGGACGGTGCCAAGCCATTCATTGAAGCGTTCGGCGAGCGCGGTGCTATGTGGTACCTCGAAGGCCGATCCATCGGCGACTGCTTCGCGATTTTCGCGAAGGAGACCCAAGAGCAAAACGTGAATCTCCTGTCGCAGATCAAAGACCTGGAGACCCGACTCGAAGCAGCTGTGAAGGCAAGCAACGGCGAAGAGACCGCGCTTTCCTCCGATCCTCGGATCGAGTTGAGCGATAGCAAGAAAGCAGCAGTCGCGAAGGCTGAGCAGCTCAAGTCCCAAGGGGCCGACGATAAGTCAGCCAAGTGGGCAGCAGCTCTCTCCAATTAGTCGGCAACCAACGAGACACACCACAGAGACACACTCACAGTTTTACAAATCCAATTTAGCAAGGGAGTAAATTATGGCCGATGCATACATGACATCAGCTAACGTGGTGACTTTCAACAAGCTTGACATGGAGCTGATGCTCTCCGATGTCCTCGACGAAGCACCACTTCTCGCGGTTCTTGCGGCTCGTCAATGCCGCTCGAATACCTTCGTCTACACGAAGAAGACCGCCAATCCATCGGTCGGCTTCCGCGACATTAACGATGGGGTGGAGAACACCAAGGGCACCTACAGCCAGGTGACAAACACGCTCAAGTTCCTCGATGCCAGCTTCGGCATTGATGAGGCTGCTGCTCTGGTCGATGAGCGTGGCGTGGATCACGTTATGGCCATCGAAGCCATGGCCCACCTTCGCCAAGCTTTAGCAGAATGCGAAGAGCAGATTTTCTACGGTACGGGCAACCTGGCGGCAGGTTTCAGCGGCTTGGCTAACCAGACCAACCTCGACGGCCTGGCTGATGCTCAGGTGGTCGGTGCTGGTGGCACCACGGCCAACACTGGATCCTCCTGCTGGCTGATTCGCACCGGCGAAGAAGATCTTCAGATGTTGTGGGGGAATCAGGGCGTGATCACGATCGGTGAGCGACAACGAGTCGAGCGAGCTGGATCGGTCCAAGGTCGATTCTGGGCCTTGGCTCATTCGATCCACGGATGGGCAGGCTTGAAGATCGGAACCACGTACTCAGCGGTTCGGATCGCCAACTTGACCGCTGATTCGGGCAAGGGTCTCACCGACGCTCTGATCTCGCAAGCCATCGAGCGATTCCCAGCGTCTCGCGGTCCGACCTACATCGCGTGCAACCGTCGAAGCCTTGGACAGCTCCAGCGCTCCAGGACGGCGACGAATCCGACCGGATCACCAGCACCATTCCCCACGGAATCGTTCGGTGTGCCAATCATCGTCACCGATCGCATCGGATCGACCGAGGCTCTGTTGACCTAATGAGTAGCACTCCATTCGCGGCAGCTGGCTTGCATGGGTACAAAACCCAGCAGGCCATCATGGGCGTAGACATCACTTACAGCAGGCCATCGGCTTCCCAGTCGGTGGTCATCACCAAGGCTGTACCTGGTCGATCTAATCACGACCTGTCGCAAGACGGGATGGTTATCGAGCAGGTCAAGAGCAGGGACTATCTAGTCCTCACATCGGCTTTGGTTCTAGGTGGTGTCCAAACTTTGCCGCTCAAAGGCGATCGCATCACCGAAGGTTCAAAGACCTACGCAATACTTGCGGTCGGCGTGGAGGCTCAATGGCGATACACAGACCAATCCGAGCAGCTCATCAGGATTCACACTCGCGAGATTTAATCAATGCCTGGATCACGGGAAACACTAGTTGATTCGGTGGTTGCGTTTATCGATGCAGCCACCTACAGCCAAGCATTCACACCAGCAAAGAAGCTTGTACCAATCTTCGAGCGTGATGTACTGACTGGATACGATGTGACTCTCTACGCAGGACCGATTGAACGGGTCGAGCAATCTCGCGGCGGGGTGTATCTCAAAACATATACGGTCGGCTTGGTCGTTCGCACCACTGCCGATGGTAACAACGCGCAGAACGAAACAAAGACCGGCGAATTTTTGCAACTGGTCGAAGAGATCTGCAATTCGCTCCAAGGAGTGAAAATGGCTGGTCTTCCCCTCGTCGAAATAGAAGAGGATCAACCCTTCGACGTGGGGAAGGTCAGCGATAACGGCGTCTTAATGACTCAAGTCAATCTACGATACAAAGGTTTTTAATCATGGCTCACGTACTAGCGCAAAACGCAAAGCTTTACCGCAACACTGGCACCAATGCCGCTCCAACCTGGAACGAGATCCCCAACGTCAAAGATCTCACGCTCTCGATGGAGAAGGACGAGACCGATGTCACGACCCGCGCCTCTGGTGGCTGGAAAGAATTTGTCGATGGTCTGATCGATGGCTCGGTAGAGTTCTCGATGTTGTATGACACTGCCGACGATGACTTTACCGCTCTCCAGACTGCATTCTTCGCCAAGACTCCGATTGAGGTCGCGGTGATGGATGGCATCATCACAGGTGCTGGATCGACCGGAAACGAAGGGCTCCGAGCGTTCATGATGGTGAAGTCCTTCACCCGAAACGAGAATCTCGGTGAAGCTTTGATGGTGGACGTATCGCTCCGACCATGCAAGAATTCTGGTGGCGTGGCTGGGGCTCACGTTGCCCCTTCCTGGTACACCGTACCTTAATCTAAGCTGAGGACTGAATGAGGACATTTACCGATAAGACCGGCCAACCGTGGGCAATCGATCTCACGGTCGGCCATTTGCTAAATATCAAGACCGAGATGGGCATCAACCTCATGGACGATGTCGGCCAGGTGCCAGAGTCACCGGAGAAGATGCTGGGAATACTTTGGGTCTGCTGCCTCGACGAATGCAAGCGGCTTGGTCTGAGTGCTTTGGAGTTTGGAAAGCGGATCGATGGCGCGACACTCACCAGGGCATGGGATGCATGGATGGGGGAGTACATCGATTTTTTCGTCCACCTGTCCCCAGCTCAGGGGCAAATGCTCAAGGGGCTGTGGGACAAGGCGCGGATGCTGGAGATAGCACGAGCCAATCTGATCGAGCAAGCATGTTTATCCACTTCTTCAGACTGGCTGGAGTCGCTGGACTCGACCCAAGACCCTACAAAGGATGGATGCTCTTCGAGCTAGCTCGGGGGGCTAGGCCAGAGCTGTTCATACCGCAAAGGAGAACAGCCAAGAAGGGTAAGGAGCGGTCCACCATACCGCTGCGAAAAGGTACGATCGGCGCTTTGAAAATGTTTCTTCCACGGGACTCGAAAAATGAAAATCAAGACCCGGCTGAAAACCAGAATCAAAGAGATCCAGAAGATCAAAGGCAAGCAGACCAAGCGAGCTGAGCGAGCCACCGAACGGACTTTGAAGCACTTCGGCGCGATCATTCGGCAGGATGCCAGAAAGCTGATCGGTGCTCCAGCAAAAGGCGTTAAGTTCTCGAAACAGATCGTGGATGGTAAGCAGGTCACGGTCATGAAACCTGGACCACCACCACGACCAGCGGGAAAGCCACCACGAGCGCGGAACAGCCAGGAGGGAGCCAACCTTAGAACCATCGTCTACGATGTGGACAAGGAGAAGCGATCGGTACGAATCGGGGTTATGAAGCTCTCTGGCATGCGCACCTATGGCGGGAAGACTCAACCAGAAATTCACGAGTTCGGTGCTACTGTCACGGTCAAGGTGGTCCGAGTACGTAGCACGTTGACCAAGGAGAACTTGAAGAAGAAAAAAGGGCAGATGACTCAGGTCAGTTCTAGCATGATCCTCTTGGAGTCTTCTCGTGGAGGACCTATGCCGATGAAGATGCCCAAGAGGCCCTTCATGCGTCCGGCATTCGAGAGACACAAGAAGAACGCAACCAAGATTTGGAAAGAATACTACAAGGCAAGCAGAGGTAGATGATGTCAGCAGAGCTAGCAGGGAAAGCCTATGTAGAGATGTCGGTGAAGGGTCGCGAAGAATTCGCGAAAGCATTCAGCGACATGCAGTCCAGCGTCCAGACATTCGCGGCCAGGCTCAATGCAGTTCGAGCAGCTCCGAATGGGACTGCGATGCAGAAGTTCTTCAAGTCGGCCAAGAAGGAATTTGGCGACCTGATTGGAATCGCCAAGCAGTACGGCGCGGTGATCGGTGTCGCGATCGGTGCTGGCACTGTAGCCATGCTCACGCAGGCGATCAGCAAGGCATCGGATCTCCAGGAGACAATGAACAAGTTTCGCGTTGTCTTCGGTGACAATGCATCCCAGATGGAAGCTTGGGGTACCACCTTCGCAGCTCAGGTCGGCAGATCGAAGCAGGAAGTCTTGGACTTCATGAGCCAGGCTCAAGGGCTTGTGGTCCCTATGGGGATCGATCCAAACCAGGCTCAGATGATGTCACAGACATTGACGCAGCTATCATTCGACCTGGCAAGCTTCCATAACAGCACCGATGCAGAA